GCATCGCGGGACTCCGTGCCAACGCCCCACGATGACTTCAACCGCGCAGGCAGTCTGCACGTAGACTGGTGCGCCAGAGGTGTGTTTTGGATCGAGACTTGTTCTCTCACGTTTTTATATTGGATTCCACAAATCCGTACCCAGATAGAGCCTTTTACCGTAGACCGAGGCGGCGGGCAAGCATATACGGCCCCGGCTTTGTGTATCTAATGCTTCGCCATGACGGGGCAACTAAGATCGGGATTTCCTCTAATCCGTCATTGAGACTCAAAATGGTAAGACGTGAGCTTGAGCGGAAGAGGATTGATCCTCGCACGAATCTTCTTGTCTGTGTTTGGACCTCGTCCATGCGTCGTGTCGAGCGCACGCTCCACGACCTCTTGGATCAGTATAGAATACCCAGAACAGAATGGTTTGTCCTTCCAGACGATGTGCAGCTTGGCCTAGAGGAAGCGTTCCATTGGGAGCTAGACAGGGCGCTCGAAGAGAAAATAGATATGGAAATAGAACGGCGCATTGAGGAGTATATTGAGGAGCAAATAGAGGAGTATATTGAGGAGCAAATAGAGGATCATATTCAATCTCTGATTGATGAACAGTTGCGCGAGGAGGTATTGCGATGACTCCTGCGCCACCACCGCTTCTGCCCGGCTCCCCGCTGGTCTCCACCCCGACCTTCACCCAAATACCCAACGTGTTTCTCGATGAGCATATGGCGCTTTTGGAGAGTGGGGAGTTACGCGTCCTCCTCTACATCACCAGGAGAACTTTCGGGTTTGGGTTCCACAACCATCCTGAAGCCAATCTGACCATCCAGCAAATCGCGGAAGGTCTAGTGCTGAAGAACGGAACCCGCAAGGACAATGGCACTGGCATGGATACGCGAACTGTCCAGCGATCCATCAAGACGCTTGTCGAGAAGGGTCTGGTCCGACGAGTGATGCGCTACGACGCCAGTAAGCACTCCCTACCGAGTTCCTACTCGCTCGTGATTCAGGGATCGGACGATTCTGAGGGTGGCGTTCCGACCACCCCGGAAATCTCACAAGGATACGCTCACCCTGGCATTTCGACCACCCCCGAATTTGAAATTGAGGGTGGCATTTCGACCACCCCTCAGAAAGAAAGGGGTTCAGAAGAAAGAAAGCCTATTGTTGTTGTTGTTGACGAATTGACATCTGAGGATCTTGAAATCGTAGAAGGAGAAGACGCCTACAACGCCATCAGGAGAGCGTTGGATGGGGAGAAGAAGATCAAGGCGAGCGCCGGGGACAAGACCAAGCTCCGTGAGAAGTTGGCCGATGCGCGGCTTTACCAGTTGTCCATCGACGCAACGGTTCCCAAGTTCGCAGCGTGGGTTCGGAAGCAAACCGAGAAGAAGTCAATCGTCCTGCTGGCCTATAACCCCTGGCTGGAGATGATGCAGGAGCCGCCCGAGAATGGAGCGGGCACAAAGAGTCTTGACGAAGACCCCACGCCCCCGGCAACTGGGCCTTTTCAGCCTATAACTCGGCCCATCCCCGGCTCCAATGGCGTTACCGCGTTGCCTAAGCGCGGCAACGCGCCGCCTGCGCCGCCTTTGGTGGACCCGTTTGAGTGGGTGGACGGCCTTCCCGAGTTCGCGGTGCGATGGAACCGCGTGGTCAAAAGCGGCCCACCCGTTAAGATCTGGGACCGGACGGGCTGGGATCACGCGAACCTGATCGCGTGCGCCACGACTAAACAGTTCACAGAAAGGCTTGACGAGGTGCTCGCAAAATGTGAGTCTATACTAGCAGTCGGCAATCCATTGAGCGCACACCTCACGTTCGCGTGGTTGATCAAGCCGGGCAACTACGCGAAGCCGATCAATGGCGATCTGGGCTATGCGGCGAAGCCGGAGAAGATCGCGGGCCGGGAAGTGGCTCCGCCGCCGAAGGAGTTCCCGCCTGATTTCAAACTGAAAAGGTCAACGAAACCGTACAAGGAGCTAGGGTCTGTATGATGGAAAAAACCGAAGAAACCATTGACTGGGCGCTATCTAAGCTCAACCTGCTCAAGACGCTGGACGGGTTCCCGCGATTCGATGACCAGCAACCGGGGTTGCGGCTGATGGCGCGGGGATTCCTGAACATCGTGGACGATCAGCCGGAACATTGGGTCCAGGGCTACAACAACGAACTTGGCAAGCCGGAGCGTCAGTTGGCGCAGCCGTTCGTCAGCGCGGAGGAGACTGTGGATTGGCTGATTGAACGCATCCTGGATAGCGAGAAGAAGTTCCCTCCGCTGATTCGGATGCGCGAGATTTACGAGACGAAGTGGCGGTGCGCCGACCGGAAGCTGAGTGGCGAGTTGATTGTCGAGTAAGGAGACACGATGACGCCCACCGAATTCGACTACGTGATGAAGCGCAGCCCCAGCTTCCGCCGGGCGGTGCTCAAAACCTATCACCCGCTCTGCATCGAGGCCAAACTCCAGGGGTGCGGCACTGCGTGCCGGAACTGGCGGCTGGACCGCACCTCCGCCGTGGAGCAGGCGATTCAGCGCCTGCACGGGGCGCTGCCTGCGGCCTATCGGGAGGTCCTCGACCGGGAGGCCGGGCGGGCGGGGCTGGAAGCATGGCAGGCAAAGCGATGAGAGGCCAAGCGACAGAGGTGTCGGTGCAAACACACCGAGCGGCCTTGGAAGCTAACCACTTGCTCGCGTTTTCGGCCACTCTCACAATTGACCTCGACGTTGGCGTCTCAAGCGCCACAGAGCTTAAGGTCGAGCGGGCTTCTGGCGATGTTTATATCCGGGTTACTCTCGGAGCGATTGAGCCGCTGATGCAGCGGGCCGCGAACCTCATCGCGGAGCAGGCAAAGCGATGACCTCGGATCAAATCAGAATTCGGGTTGATAGCAGGATGGCCCCTGAATCCAGAGCTACGATGCACCTGGAGCATATGGCACGCCGCGCTCTTTCCTACTCCGGCTGGCAGTTTATGAACGATGCTCGGACCTCCCTGGAGTTTTATGTGGAGAATCACGGGCCGAGCCCGCATCCGATCACGGCTGACTTCCTGGAGCCGCTGATGCGGGATATCGGGTGCCGGATCGGGAACCAGTATGACTAGCATTCGCGGCACCATCCGTGACAGGCTCGTCGGCGCGGTCGAAGATGCTCTATGGCATCAACAGAGCGACTCCCTGGTGTTGAAATTTTCGCCATTGAACCGTGCCGTCACTAATGCCGTGGACCCGTATTGGGGCGCGAAGTCGTACTCCGACTACGAGGTGGAGAGTGTCACGGAGGGCGTCAGCGATGCCATCCACGACGCGCTCCTCGACCTGATGGAGGGGGCTGCGGGCGGCTACGAGCCGACACGCGAGGTGACGGTCCAGTTTGGCGAACTCCTCGTGCCCAATCCCAGGACGGCGTTCCGGCTGATCGGGTTCGACCCTAGGGTGGCCGATGGGAGCCAGCCATAATGTCGCAGCAGATCGTCGGCGAGCGCACGCGGATTGACCAGCACACTCTCCTCCATGGGGCCATCCACACAGCTACGGACAAGTGGACAGTTTGGCACGATTGCACGGTATGGGTGCGACGGCCAGTAGAGTACGAAGTGAATGGGCTACTGCACCCCACAATCGCCGATTCGGTCTGGGCCGTGCTGGCGCAGACGGCTCATGCCGTGGAGAGCCAGCCATGACGCCGCGCCAAGTCGTGGGCCGGATCAACCATATCGCCGCTAGCGAGCGCGGACTTTGGCTTACCACCGCTGTCGATGGAGTTCAGCATTCGATACACGCTCAAACCTGGGACGTGACCGTGGGCGTGCTTGGGCACGACTCTGCGCCCAGGAACAATACGCCGATACTGGCAATCGAGGCGATACTCGACTGGGCTGGCGTTAAACTGGTTGACAAAAAAGCCGAACTAGAGGAGTCTTGACGTAGACTAGTATGAACCGAAACGTCAGATACCGCCCGAAGTCGTCCGTCCCGCATCGGATCTTCCGGGCCACGTGCGGGTTACTCGTTGAGCCGCTGCTCTACCCGGCACTGGGTGTCGGTGATGCTGTACAGGATTGCGCCGGGGAGGAAGTCGAGCGTCCGGTGGAGAGCTACGAGAACGTGGCCGACGCGGTGTATGCGGGGATCGGGGCGGTAGGCCCCGACTGGATGAGCGAGTTGGAAGAATAAAGGGAGACACGATGACACCAGCCGAATTCGATTACGCTATGGCCAAGATTCCCAGCTTCAAGCAAGGGGCCGAGTGGAAATACCATCCAGCCTGCCTCGCAGCCAAGCTACAGGGCTGCGGCGCGATTTGCGAGAAGTGGTGCCTGGGCAATTCGGCCACTGTTGCTATGGCGATCAAGGCGTGGCATGGCGTACCGCCGAGCGAGCACCCTGGTTACCGCGCCCTTGGAGACCCCGATCCGGCAGTGGAGCGTGAGCGTTTGCAGAAGTGACCGAAGGAGACACAACTATGGCTGAGGAATTTGTTCGCACACCGACACGCGCCGCAGGCGGCGTGACTGAAGAGGAAAAGGTCAAGATGGCGGTCGTGGCCCAGAAGTGGATCGCCATCGCGCTGCGCACCGAGCCTATCGAGCCGGACAAGATTGTCCCAGCCATCCATCGGCTGTACGCTGCGGCGGATCTGGCGGAGCCCAAGGTCGTTATCGCGACATCGCCGCTGGCGATGGCCCTGGCGGGCGTGCTGGCCACCACGATACTGGCGCTGCGCGAGGCCAACGGGGCCGACGACCCCGAGGTCATCAACGTCCTCATTGACGACCTGTTCAAGTCCTCGCCGGAGATCACCGAAGCCATCCGGCTGAGCGTGGCCCGCACTCTGTCTGAGTGCCTGACGCCGCCGGAGCCCGACGCCGTGGCCAAGAATGCCAGCGAGCCGCAGGAGGAGCGGCTGAAGGCCGCACGTCAGGTGCTGCGCGAAGCGTGCTGGAACTGGCGCTTCGCGCATCAGGGCGGGAATATGTGGGCCGGGTCGCCCGCCTACTACGAGGCCATGCGGGACGTGATCGGACTGACCGGGCTCGACTGCTGGGAAAAATATCAGCCCTGGGAAGATTGCGCGGTCTTTGGCTCGTTTCGATATTTGCATGAGAAGTTCTGCATCGTGTCGGACTTCCCGAGTGCGCTGCTGACCGACCAGAGCCACCGCCCTCATAACCCGGATGGGCCGTCGCACGCCTGGAGGGATGGTTGGTGCCTGTACCACTGGAACGGCGTCCGCGTCCCCGCACAGGTCATCCTGGCCCCAGAGACGCTCACTGCGGAGCAGATCACCAAGGAGCAGAATCAGGAGGTCCGGCGCGTCATGATCGAGCGCATGGGCTGGGAGCGGTTCTGCACAGTCTGTAAAATGAAGGTGATTCATCGGGACGAACTGGTGGCAAAGTTTCCTACCGTGCCCGTCAGCGACCTCGTAGAGCCTGGGCAACGGTTCGTTTACGACTACCGGGACGGCAAGGAGACCGCCGAGCTACTGGAGGCGGAGGACATTACGGACTTCGAGGATCGGCCACTGCGGTTTGTGCGGCTGAAAGACCCAAGCACGGGGCGGGCCTACACCCTTCGCGTGCCACACGACATCGAACGCTGCTACCAGGGTGTAGGCTGGTCGTTCCAGATGACGGAGGAAGAGTATAAGAGTAAGTACTTTATAAGGCACGGGGATGTCCTCGCACGGCCTTTGGAAGATATCGAGGGCAGGCCCTCTCAACACTCCTGAAAGGAGAACCAATATGAACAAGTCTCTGATTCCGAAAGAAGCAAAGCGCATCCCTCTCCGGCCTCTGGCTTGGGGTGAAAAAACAGGTCACAATCATCGGCTGGTGATGGACCCTGGCTCGTCCGTGGCTCTCGAAGAGGCTGCGGAGATGTACGAACTGACCGACGAGAAAGGCGTCCAGACCTTCCTGCGCGTGACGGCGGAGGGCGTTTCTCTTCAGCACGAGGAGCATCGTACACATTTGCTCCCGCCCGGCGACTACGCTGTGACCATTCAGCAGGAAGCGACCGACTGGGGTAGCGCTCGCGTGGCCGACTGACTCATACGGGGCGTCTGTACGTAGACGCCCCGCCCTCCCCATGCTTAGATCGAAGGAATCTCCCCAGGAGCGGCTGATGGCCCGGCTGATGGGGCCGCTTCGCGAGAGGCGGGCGGCGGTGGCCGGGGCTATCCCTCCCGGTGCGAAGGTGCCGAACTGGAACGGGCTTCATTACGAGCACGTGCTGGCCACCACCTGCCAGGATTTGACCATGAATCGGGTCGCTGGCGGAGGGTCGGACAGTGGGATCGTAGTCGCTGACGCCTTGGAACAGATCTTACGGGGATAGGACGATGGCGACGATTAGGGATATTACTTGCATCGACTGGCCGACTGTCTCTCGCGCTACCTCCATGGCGACCGACGACGGGGTGGGCCGGGCAACGGACACCGTCTATTTCACCTCCGAGGAGGGCACTGAATCTATCGCACGGGCCGTCGAAGAGGTTTACAAAGGGATCATGTTCGACGTACATGAGGCTGACCCCATTGGCTACCACTGACCCGCTGGATCAAATCGAGGGATGATGGAAGATTACCAACAGTTTCTTGAGACTAAGCTACAGTGTGGGTCGCGGGATGGATTTAAGCCTCTCTATATGCCATCTTTCCTCTTTGATTTTCAATCCTCTGTGGTGGACTGGAATCTATGGAAGTGCCGATCTGCCACCTTCGCGGATTGTGGCATGGGGAAAACGCCGATGGAGTTGGTTTGGGCTGAGAACATTGTCCGCAAGACGAACAAACCTGTGCTAATTCTCACCCCGCTGGCCGTGGCTCAACAGACCATTCGAGAGTCGGTCAAGTTCGGAGTGGAAGCCTACCGATATAACGATGGCAAAGTTCACTCTGGAATCAACGTCACCAACTACGAGAAACTTCACCACTTCAGGCCAGATGATTTCTCCGGGGTTGTATGTGACGAAAGCTCAGCAATTAAGGCGTTCAACGGGCAGCGACGGGCACAGGTGACAGAGTTCCTTCGAACTGTCCCATACCGCCTGATGGGGACCGCCACTGCCGCTCCAAACGATTACATTGAACTCGGCACGTCCTGCGAGGCCCTGGGCGTGATGGGGCAAATAGACATGCTGAACCGTTTCTTCAAGAACGATCAGAACACCAGCGATATGCGGATGACCATGAAGAAATACGGTGCGCATGAAACCGGCGCAGCTAGCCGGGGCTGGAGGTTTAAGGGGCACGCTGAGATCCCGTTCTGGCGGTTTGTCTGCGGATGGGCGCGTGCCGGCCGCCGTCCTTCTGACTTCGGGCCATTCTCGGACGAGCGGTTTGTTTTGCCTCCACTGATTGAGCGTGAACACGTCGTAGAGACGCGAAGCCTTGCCCCAGGGATGCTGTTCGCGGCTCCGGCATCCAACATGGCCGAGGAGCGAGAGGAGCGCCGTAGGACGATCCCAGAACGTTGCGAGATGGCCGCTGAGTTAGTCGCCAACACGGGACAGCCGTTCGTGATCTGGTGCCACCTAAACGATGAGGGCAACCTGTTGGATGAGATAATCCCCGATGCTGTTCAAGTCGCTGGGGCCGACTCCGACGAAGCCAAAGAGGAACGATTCGAGGCTTTCTCTTCTGGACAATCCAGGGGACTTATAACGAAAAGCAAGATAGGTGGGTACGGGCTCAACTGGCAGCACTGTTCTCACGTTTTGGAATTCGCGTCACATAGCTTCGAGCAGCATTATCAATCGGTTAGACGCTGCTGGAGGTTCGGCCAAACCAAGTCGGTCATAAACGACCTGATAGCCACTGAAGGCGAACGCGGAGCCAGCCTCAATATGCGGCGTAAGTCCGAGAACGCTGACAAGATGTTCACACGGATCGTTCAACACATGAATGAATCCGTGCGGCTGGAAGTAGGCTACAAGTTTGAGAAAAAGGAAGAGGTGCCCGCATGGTTGTGATGGATCAAGAGATAACCGACCGTTATGCCCTATACAACGGGGATTGCATCCCTGCGATGTCGGCCCTTCCTGATGGCTGCGTTCACCTGTCTATCTATTCCCCGCCCTTCGCGACAGAGAACGGAGGGGCACTGTATCACTACAGCTCATCTGAGCGCGACCTGTCGAACGCTCGAAGCTACGAAGAGTTCTTCGACCATTACGAGTTCGTGGTCCGGCAGATTCACCGTCTGACCGTACCGGGTAGAATGACGGTGGTTCACTGCATGGATGTCCCGACCGGGAACACTGGACACGATCACTACACCGATTTCCCAGGAGACATCATTCGACTTCATAAGAAGTGCGGATTCGGTCTGGCTTCTCCACGAATCACTATATGGAAGGAACCGCTCACGGTTCGCAACCGGACGCTGACTAAGGCATTGGCCCACAAGACCATTGTGGACGATTCATGCGACTGTACTGTGGCCGGGGCGGATTATCTCCTGATCTTCCGCCGTGAAGGCGAGAACCCTATCCCAGTCGTTCATCCGCACGGGTTGATGCGTTACGCGGGTGAGCGCAAGATCCCGGCAGAACTGCTTCGTTACAAGGGGTGGAAAGGGAGCCAGATCGAGAACCGCTATTCGCATTGGATCTGGAGACAGTATGCCTCTTCGGTCTGGGATGACATCAGGGGGAACACCGGGACTAAGGCGCAGGGCGTTCTTCCTTACCGCGAAGCCCGCGAGGAGGAAGACGAGAAACACCTACACCCCCTGCAATTAGACGTGATAGAACGTTGTGTAGTCCTCTGGAGCAATCCTGGGGAAACGGTGCTAACCCCATTCATGGGAGTAGGATCGGAGGTCTGCGGGGCCGTTGCCAATGGGAGGAGAGGGGTTGGCATTGAATTAAAACCTTCTTACTTTCGTCAGGCTGTCAAGAACGTTGCCCAATGCTCAGTCAACGGGTGGAATGACGATATCCAGGAACAGTTCAGTTTTGAATCGGAATCCGCCGAAGAACCAGAAATGGATTGACGACCTTGCCCGGTGCATCCGCGAACAGTCTGAATGCAGGTCATACCTGGATGGTCCAGGTCTGGACAAAGACGGCGCATGGCGTTGGTTGTGCGATTGGCTGATGGAGGAGACCTTGATTCGATTGGAGATGATGGAG